CGACGATAAGGCTGAATGGGTTGGCCACGGCTTAGTAGCCTCCGCGCCGACCGGTGCCTTGCCGAATCAGGGAGTCCGATACCAGCTTGTCTTGCTTCTGCGTGCCGATGCTGAAGTCAATGTTTGTCTGCAGGTACGAGGAGGTGCCGCCCATCGGCGAAGCCGTGCCGAGGTTGCCGCCGCTCAGATACTGGCTGCGCGCGTTGCCAGAAAGCAGCGCGCCCGTCTTGCTGCTTGCGAGGCCGTTGAAGATTCGGAAGGCTTCGTTGATTCCGTCAAGCAGTCCTTTGATCAGCGAAAGTGCAACTTTCAACGGAGTAAGTGCAACTTCAATCGCCCCAATCAAGAACCCGAATCCGTCCTCAAAGCCCATCGTCTTGGCAAGCTCATCAAAGGAAGTCACCAGCGGTCCGATGTAGTTGTTCGCCAAGTCGTCAATCACTGGACCGAGGTCACTCAGGAACCTCTCGACCTGAGGCAGGATGTCATTCGTGAACGTCGTCAGCGCGTCATTCACGACTGGGAGGAAGCGATAGCCGAATGCCTCAAACGCCTCGTTCAACTTGATTTGAGCGGCGGCGAATCGCCCGCTCGTTGACTGCGCGATCTCCTGCGCTGCCCCGCCATACTTCTCCGTGGCAATACGGAGAATGTCCTGCAACTTGGCGCCCTTCTCAACCTGAATACCAAAGCCGAGCAAGCCACGTGTGCTGCCCTTCGCACCCTTTGCAATCGCGGTGATGACCGTAGAAAGGTCCTTGCCAGTGACTGCTGCAATGTTGGCAGCAACTGAGTTGACCTTGAGGATGCGAGCCTGACTCTTGAAGAATCGTGAGCTTGTCTCAATGCCAGCCCGAACGTCGTCATCGGTGAAGCCGAGTTCGGCCATCGCCGTGATCTGCGCGTCAATCTTCTTGGTCAGGTCCTCGGTCAGCAGCCCTCGCGCGCGAAGCGCAGCGTTGAGGCGGAAGGTCGCTCGCTCATCTTCAGCGGCTGACTTGACGGCTGCAATGCCAAAGCCGACGAGTGCCGTGGCTGCTGCAATAGAAGCCGTGGCAATCCCCCTGAGCGCAGCGATCCCATTGCGCTTGAGGCTGCCGAAGCTCTTGCCGACGCCGTTGAGCGTCTTCGTGGCGGCGTCCTTTGCGACGACTGCGAATACTGCCTGACCTGTTGAGGTGACCATTTATTACCCTCTCCGCTTGAACTTCGTGATGCGATCACGGAAGAGCTTGTCGTCAAAGAACTTTGCGATTGTATCCCAGTAAGAGTTCAGCGCCGTCTTTCGCACGTCGCTGCGGTTGGCAACCTGCGTCACGAACGGACGCCCCTTCACGCCCTTGACTGCCTTCGGCCCGTTCTTGGTTTCGCGCACCGGCTTGATGCCTGTGGTGACGAACCAGCGGTACCAGCCGCCGTTCAGGTCGCCTCGGCTCTTGCCTGGGCGCGGACCCACGGTGGCGGACGGTCGGGAATACTGACCGCGCTTGGCGTTGATCGAGTTCCGCAGGCGCCCTGTTCGGACTGGCGCCTCTGCCTTCATCGGCTTGACCATCGTGCGCGAGGCGTTGATGGCGGCAAGGGTCAGGAGCCGGCTGAACGCCTTTGGGTTTGACCCCTGCAAGAATCCAAGTTGGAACTGGTTGTAGGACTCCTCAAACCTCAACTCAAACTCTGCGACGGATTTGGCTGGTGTTGAAGGCACTACTTCCGCTCCTTTGGTTGCATCTCAGCGTGGAGTTGCCACGCCTGAATCACCTGTTCAACTGGCAGGCTCGCCACCTCGTCTGGCCACATCCCGAACTTAGCACCCAGAAGGTGAAAGATTATCTCTGGCGGCGGCACGACTGGTTGCCCAATCGCCAGCCGCCTAGCAGCGAGCCTTACTTGGGGTCCAGGGTATTCCCCGAAGCCCACTTCTCAATCGTTGCGGTGAGAGCCTCAATCGGCGCGTCCATCACGTCAGTGATCGCCTCGCCGTTGATTCCCTTGAAGTTGTGAGACACGACGATCTGCGCGAACGCTGCAAGCGCTCGTGACGGAACACCGCTCTCCAGCTCCAACAAGATGCGTGCCGAGACCTGCGGTCGCAGCTCGCACTGCCAGCCGGCGAACTCGCCGTCTAGCGTGACAACCTTATTTGCCATTTACTCCTCCTCTGCCCGATTAGGGCGCTACGTCCAACGGTGAATCCACAATGACTTCAAGCGACTTGCCCGAAGTTGCGTCATACGCCAGTCGCAGTGTCACCTCGTTCACGATCAGCCCGTCCTGCTCAGCCGAGAGCGGAACGACTGACTCGATCACCCACGAGCCAAGAATCCACACGCCGTAGTTATCGGTGGTGGTGCCGTAGATGCGGAGGAAGCGCTGCTCTGCCTGCTCAGTGATGCCCCACGCGCCGTTGGCGATTGCGTCGCTGTTGCTTGCAACCGTGATCGTGAGCGTTGCATCAAGCGCCTGCGTGAAGGCTGCGGTTGCCGCCGAAAGGGTGGCATCCAGTGCGTTCACCATCGCCATTCCCGTCGTGATTGACAGGCTGAACGAAAGCAGGTGGTCGTAGTCCGTCGCGCCTGATCCCGCCTTGTCAGGGAAGTTTGTGTCGGTTGCCAACTTGAGCAGGCGGCCAGCAAGCATTGGCTGAACTGGGATTGCGGTTGGGAAGGCGAGCGAGGAAGTCGCCACGCTCGTTGCCCCAAAGGTCGCGCCAGCCTGCAGCAGCCCTGAGGCGTCTGCAGAGAGCGTGATCTCCGTTGGGATTGCATCCGTGACGCGGTACTTCTGCACGCCGTCCGTGACGAGCATCGAGTAGAAGATTGGTGTGTCTACGTCGCTCTGGTTCGGACTCCACGTCCACGAGTACGGCGCAGCCGTCCCTGCAGTCGTGGCGCCGATGGCGTCAAAGAAGAGTGGAAGCGTGCGGAGTGAAGCTGCTGACTCAGCCAGCGTGATGACTGGATTCTTGCCAGTGATGGCGACGCGCCCAGCCTGAATCGGCGTGCGCTTGCCAACGCTTGTGTCTTCGCCGAGGTCCACCGTGACGCCGAGGTCAATCGTGCCAACGGCATCTGCGAACAGGATTTCGCCGGTTGCGGTTCCGATGCTTGCGGCCGTGCCGAAGCCAGTCTGCGAGGCTGCTGCGATTCGCGTCAGAGCCTTCGCGCCGTAGGTTGCCATCTTGCTCTCCTTGCTCTACGCGGTGTAGGCGATGGTCTCGTAGACCGTCACCTCAGCCGTTGCTGAGACCGTCAGGTAGTCCTGATCGGCGTATGTATCGGTTCCCATTGTCGTGCTTGTCACGGCAACCTGGACCGCTTCACCTGAGATTGTCACCGCGCCGTTGAAGGCGTCGCGGAGCCAACTTCGGAAAGTATAAAGGTCGCGGTACTTCTGCTCCATTCGTGGGATCGGGAGAAGGTACGCCACGACGCTGACGCTTAGCACGACCGTGCGGTTGCCTGAGCCGACGCTGATCGAGTCGTCCGCTGGCAGCAGCACGATGGCTGGCACGACCGCGAGGGACTCTGGCGGGGTGGCGTGGACGGCACGGATGGCGTAGCCGATTGGCGGCTCTACTGAAAGCAGCCGCTCCTTCATTGCGTCAAGGATGTTTAGGTCGTTCATTTATGGCCTCAATAGGTTTCTTTGCTTAGCATACTGCCGAGTCCAGTCACGGTATTCCTTGCTTATCTTAGCCCCAGCCTCAACCGTGACCAGCACCTTGTCTTTCAAGTCAGCAAATGAGATAACCCCAGATGTGCTTGGCTTGACCCAGTCTGGCACGCTTGAATCTTCAAGCCATACGCACTTGAACGATGAGCAGATCTGTGGGCGTCCTTCAGAATAGATTGAGCAGCCCTGGCTAGCCTTTAGGTAGCGACAAGGAGATCCAACTTTTAGCTCCTGTCCATAGATGTCCGCAGAGAGCCAACCTTCGCAACACTTTGTGCAGTCACCGCAAGAGCGCTCTTGAACGCTCATTCGCCCTCGTCAAGTTTTTCCCACGAACAAGTGTCCTCAATGAACGTCCAGTCATCTCCAGGCTTTGGTGGAATAAAAGCGTCACGCGCCTGATTGTAGGTATAGCCAATGCTCGCAAAGTTTTTGCGGATTGGCGTCTTGCCGTAAAGGTGAATACCTTGATGCGTGTTGTAGGAAGTTTGCAGCCAGGTGCCTCCCAATCCAAGATCGGTCGCCAGAAACTCAGCGCCTCGATGCTCTTGATCGTCTGGAACAACAAGCACCCGAACGACTTTGTTATCGCTGTCTATTTCTGCAAAGTGCGCCATCGTTCCTCCTATGCCGTCAAGTAGCGAATGATCACAATCCCAGATCCACCAGCAAGACCAGTGAGACCAGATCCTGACCCACCGCCGCTATTTGTTGTCCCAGATGTTCCGTTTCTAAAACTTCCTTTTGAGCCAGTGCCAGAACCGTCCCCGCCCCCGCCTGCGCCACCGGTTCCGCCTGAAGTATTAGCTGTGTCGCCACGAAAACTGCCGCCGCCGCCGCCAGCAAAATAGCCGCTCACGCCAGAAGATGTCGCCGTCGCCCAATCACTATAAGTATTTGAGCCAGCGCCACCGTTTCCCCCGTCAACTGCATTGCCGCCCGCCGCACCCGCGCCACCGCCGCCGCTTGCGCGATTAATTGTAGAAGCTGATTTGACTCCGCCAGAATTTCCTTGTCCGACTGCTGCGGTACCAGGAGTTCCAGCTGTTGACTGGTTATATGCATCAACTCCTCCGCCAGAGCCACCATTGCCGCCGTTGTCGCCTGCGTTCGCTCCAAATCCTCCGCCCTCAGCAACGACAGCCGTCCCAAGACTGCTGTCGCTTCCTTTTGCCCCTGATCCACCACTTGTGGTTGCTCCACCCGCGCCAATCGTGACGGTGTATGAGGTCGCAGATACAGAAACTGCGGCTGCATACTTCAATCCGCCCGCGCCGCCGCCGCCGCCGGCGCCGCCACCGCCGCCGCCGCCAGCGACTGCAATGACTTCAACGTCACCTCCTGCCGTGACCGTGAACGTCCCTGACGCCGTGAACTTGTGGTACTTGTAGCCGCCCGACGTGTATTCGGTGCCGCCAGTTGCAGAAACAAACGAGACTCCGCCAGCCGAGGCCAGAATCCCAATGTTGTTCATTAGGCGCTCGTGTTGCCGATCAGCACCCAGGTATCCGTCGCACGCTTGATCAGCGTTGCAGCGGCGTACTGACCTTTCAGCTTGAGTTTGGTGCCTTCGGACTGAAGCGTCACGCCTGCCCCGCCAACCGTCACCTGACCAGCACCAGTCTGAAGAATGTCAATCTGGGTTCCAGTTGGGAAGGCGACAGAAGAGTTTGTAGGAATAGTGAGCGTGATTGCGGCAGCGTTTGAAAGTTCAACCAACTTGTCTGCGTCACCAATAACAAGGGTATAGGCAGTCCCAGTTTGTGCATTGGTCGCAATGAGTTTCGGTCGAGCAGCGCCAGCCAAGTCAAAGGCTGACTTGACGCTGTTTGGCGTGGCCGCCGTTGTGGTCGAGGTGGACGAGGTTGAGTCGGTGAGCTGCACGATGCCGACCACGGTCGTAGACGCTGCCGGCGGAACCGTGGCTGCAGCCTCTAGTTCAACGAACGCCGTTCCGTTCCAGACCTTTGGGATGTTTGCCACTTAGCCTCCTACGATTGCGCTGATCTCTTCGTCAGTAAGACCAAGAGCAGCCAGTTTAGCGCGTGCGGATTCCTTTGAGGCAAGCCGTGCAGCCTCTGCGGCATCTCGTTCGGCATTTGCGGCGGCGGCGGCAGCGTGATCCGCAGCCTCCTGCGCCAACTCTGCTGCGGTAGCCTCGCGCTGGATGATCTCACCTGTAGTGGCATTTACTTCATAACGCATTAGGACACCCCATAGAGGTAGAAGTTCCCGTTGATGGTTTCTGTTGAACTCCTGAAAAACTCAAAACTTGTAATCGCCGTTCCAGTTGCACTGTATGCTCCGAATGATGTTATTTGGACTTGCGATGTACTGCTAGTTTGACCAACACTGATCCATTGAACAGACCTAACTTTACTTGTATCTGCATAATCGTAAACAACAAACCAGCCATAAGATTGCTGGTCGTAAGTTGACGATGATGTGCCTGCTCTTGGCACGACGGCTGTATCTGAGTCAAACCCAAACGAGGTTTTCACTCCTGGTGCAGTTGACGCAAAAACAGAAGCCCCTTGAATGGTCGTAGGGCGCATCCAATACGCCGACCCGCTGTTGCCATTTAGTCGTACAAATAAAGATTGTGAACCACTTTGATAAACATTTTCCCACCTGACTAGCAGATGCTTGTAAGTCGTTGGGATGCTTGTAAACGAGATTGCCGTCCCCGCGCTCGCAGTGACTGTTCCAAGTGCAGTCAGCCCACCACCGCCCGCAGGCGTCGTCCACGCTGGCACACCGCCTGACACGCTCAGAACCTGCGAAGCAGTTCCGATGCCAAGTCGAGCAGGCGTTGCGCTTCCGCTTGCGTACAGGATGTCGCCAGTGGTCGTCAACGTACTCTTCGCAATGTCTGGACTTGTCGCCCACGCAGGCACGCCGCCTGACACGACAAGCTGCTGATCGGTGCTACCGATTGCAAGTGTCGCTGCCGTACCAGCACTTGCGCCATAGATCATCGCGCCAGTGCCAGTCAATGCAGCAAGCGGCACGGCGTTGATTGCCGTTGCCGTTCCAGCCGTATCTACCCAGACGTCGCCAGTGCTTGGCGTGCTTGGCTGCGCGGTGCCGACGCTGACCTTCGCCTTTGTCGCGGCAAAGTCATAAGAAGTCTTGACCGAGTTCGGCACTGCGGCCGTCGTCGTAGAGGTTGAGGCTACGGAGTCAGTAAGCGTGGTGACGCCGAACACGCCGCCAGTTCCAGCCGTGCCAGCCGTGAAGTCAATCCACTGCGTGTTGTAGTCAGTGGCGTTGATCTTGGAGAGGACCTGCCCTGCAGTCCCGCCGACCGGCACGCCAGTTCCTGCAGGTCCTGTCGCACCAGTCGCGCCTGTCGCGCCTGTTGAGCCAGCGACGCCTTGCGGGATTGAGAAGTCAAAGATTGCCGCGCCAGAGCTGCCGACGTTGGTGACAGTGGCGTTTGAGCCAGCCGTTCCAGTGATGACCGTGCCGACCGCGATTGTCGCAGCAGCACCAGTTGATCCTGTCGCGCCTGTGTTTCCAGTATCACCCTTGTCTCCCTTGACAAGCGTGAAGTCAAAGACAGCGGCTGACGATGAGCCGCTATTGGTCACCGAAACTGCGGTGCCTTGCGTGACGTTGCCTACGGCGATGGTTGCCGCTGAGCCTGCCGCACCAGTTGATCCAGTCGCACCAGTTGCTCCTGTGTTGCCAGTGTCACCCTTGACGAGTACGAAGTCAAAGACCGCAGCGGAGGAGGAGCCTGTATTGGTCACCGCGACGGCAGTACCCTGCGTGACTGCGCCAACGGCGATGGTGGCGGCAGAACCCGCTGCGCCTGTGGCGCCTGTGTTGCCTGTTGCCCCTGTATTTCCTGTGTCGCCCTTATCGCCCTTATCGCCCTTGACAAGTGTGAAGTCAAAGATTGCAGCGGAACTTGATCCGCTGTTGGTCACCGCAACGGCAGTGCCTTGCGTGACGGTGCCAACTGCAATCGTGGCTGCAGAGCCAGCAGCGCCAGTCGCGCCGGTTGCTCCAGTTGCACCAGTTGCTCCTGGCACAAGAACAAAGTCAAAGATCGCAGCCGACGAAGAGCCAGAGTTGGTGACGGCAGCCGCAGTTCCTGAAGTTGTAGAGCCAACCGCGATCGTTGCGGCTGATCCTGCAGCTCCTGTCGAGCCAGTGTTGCCAGTGTCACCCTTATCACCTTTGACAAGTACGAAGTTGAATACGGCAGCCGATGAGGAGCCACTGTTCGTGACGGCCACAGCCGTCCCCTGCGTGACCGAACCGACAGCAATGGTGGCAGCAGAACCAGCAGGACCTGCGGTACCCGCTGGGCCAGTTGCGCCTGCAGGACCTGTCGGACCCTGCGCGCCTGCGGGTCCAGGTGCCTGAACGACAATCTCTGTGCGCGTGTCGTTGATCGAGATAATCTGCTGCGTCAGGTCAACTTCTACGGTCATCGCGTCACCTCAGGTGAAACTGTTGCTGCTCCTTGCAAGAGGCGCGTCACCACGCCGCCTGCGCTCACGAGTTCAAGGTCATACACGCCGCTGAACGGCGCGGTCAGTGCAGCCGTGGTCGTCGCCGAGATAAGGATTGCAACCGTGCCAGCCGCTCCGCCGAGCGTGATGCCAGCGGCATTCGTCAGGCTCACGATGCTCGTGGCGGACGAGTAGGTCTCGCGCACCTGCATCCGTGCCGTGTAGCCGCTCAGGTTGATTGCGGTGCCAGCCGAGTCCTTCCAGGTGATCGTCAGCTCAAAGGTTGCGCCCTGGTTGATGGTGATGTTGAAGGTATTGCCAAGTGCCATCAGCGAGCCAGCCCTTCGCGCTTGCGGTATGCCTCAAGCAACACTTGAGATTCAGGGTGCAGTGCGCGTGTCTGGCGGATGATGCCGCCGAGGTCTTGCGAGCCGATCACGCCAAACGGCGAGGTGCGGCTTGACCACACTGCTCCGGCTTGAATGATTGCCGCTTGCTTCACGGCGCTTGGCACTGCGGGCCATCCGAAGACGCCAACCACCTTGACGCCGCGGTACACGTCGCGTGGGAAGTTGCGCGGCCAGTTGACCGACACGTCAATCTCATTGTACGGAAACCCATCAAGCGCGGCATTGCCAGGCGCGAGGTTGTAGTCCGTGTCCACCGTCCACGTCGTCTCGTAGGTGCCGTTGCCGTCGTCATCCGTCTGCAACGTCGTGATGCTTACAAGGTCGTCAATCAGGACGTACTGGTAGTCGGTTGCCGTGTAGTAGCGCGTTTGTGTCGCTGTACCAAAGCCGTTCTTGCGATCGGTGTAAAGGTCAATGAGTGCGTCGGTCGCATCGAGGACAGACTGCAGCGCCGTGTCGTCGGAGCTGTCGCTGATCCCGATTGCAGCCTTGAACTCGGCGAGACTTGCGTATGACATTTAGCGGCCTCCGATTTGTAGGACGTACAGGGTGTGTGTCCCTGAGTCGGTGACAGCATACAACTGCACCCGCTCAGGAACGTTGATTGTCAGGGTGCTGCCACTGTGCAGCGCAAGTCCAGTCGAGATGGTGACGCCCAGCGGTCCGATGAAGATGTCGTGGTTCCCTGGCGTGTCCGCGTGCAGAACAAAGGTCGAGCCTGGGACCAGCCCCTCACCGACGGCAACGGCTGCCGTGCCGACCGTGACCTGCCTGCTGCTGATGCGCTGCTCGCTCACTCGTCAATCCCTCTTTCCCGCTCTCTAAGCGGCGTTCGCTTCACGGTGGCTGTATTGCCCCACCTGACCACAATGGCGCGCTCTACGTGGCTCCTAGATGCCTCTGCGTTGATTTCAGCAGCGCCCTTGCGCCCCAGTTTCTTCAGTCTCTTCCAGATGTCCATTTCCCCTCCTGATGCGAGCGGGGCGCCGAGCCGAAGCCCGACACCCCGCCGCTCAACCTAGCGTCTAACTAATTAGACGTTGGCTGACTGATACGACTTGACTGCGCTTGCCTGAGCAAGACCAGTCGCGCCGCGAACTTCCACCTTGTAGGAGATCAGGCCGAGGTTCCACGCGAACTCGCGGGAAACTTCAACTCGCACGCCGCCCACGAGAGCGGTGTAAATCTGCCCAAGATCACCGAAGAGGATCGCCCCTGCGGTGTTGTCCGTCAGGTCAATAAGCGCTGCGCTGTAGACAGGCGCTCCGAGGAGTCGGTCTGCCACATTCGCGTCACCTGCGCGGAAGATCGGCTGGCCCGTTGTATCAACGAGACCAGTGACCACACCGAGCGTGGTGTCATTCATCAACCAGCCAGCCTTAGGAGCGCGTCGGTACGCCTGATTCACAGACGCCTTGAGCTTCGCAAGGTCGGTATAGGTTGGGTTGATTGACACAGTGCCTGAGCCAGTTGCGCCAACGGTTGCAGCAGCGGCCACAGCGGTACCAGCGAAGGCACCGTGAGCAACTGCAACTTCAGCGCCGCACTTCTCGGCGATCATCGCGCTGAGGTCGAACGCCGCATCTTCTGCGAGCTCTTCCGTCACCTGAATGATCGTTGCGTACTTGACTGGCGTGAGCGACAGCGCGCTGAGCGTTCCGTCGGACTCACCAATCGTGCCAGCCTCTGCAACTGAGCCAGCGGTTCCAAGCGCCGTGACGCGTGGGAACTGGATGTTGTTGCCGGTGCTGGTGCGGACCACAGTCACGATGGCTGGGTCAATGAATGGGTTGAACTGTGCCGCAACAACGTTCACGCGGTCAGCAATGGTGACTGGGTTGCCCAGGCCAGTGCTGCGTGAGACATCGCGGTACTCGAACGTCTGCGACCCGCCCAAGCGAGCAAGTGCGCGGAGTTCGTCGTTTGACCCTTCGGACTTCTCGACCTTAGGAGCGATTGCCGTGGCGTACTCAGCGCGAACTGCATCAGCAGCGCTTCGTGCCTCGCTGGCATCCTTCTCCGAACGGATCGCAGCCGCAACCGTTGCAGCCTCCGAGGTCAACTTCTCAAAGCGAGCCTGTGACTCGCCCTCAAGCGACTCGCCCTTCTCGGCAAGGTCAGTCACGATGGACTGAGCCTCGGTCAAGAGGGAAGCACGCTTCTCGTGTAGCTTCCTAACGTCTGACATTTCTGTCTCCTTTTTTATTGGTTTCCACAATGTTGCGGCTCGCCTAGCGGGATGACCTGATCGCGGGCTCGCGTACTAGCGCGGCGGGGCGGGGTCTCGTGGCTTCTAGAGCGTTTCTGATTCCATCTCGGCGAGCAGCAACTTGGCGCGAGCGATGGACGGGTCCAGCACTGTGCGCTTCGGAGCCAACTTCTCCGTGACGGTTTCAATCACCTCGACGTCCTCTTCGGTCAGCGGTTGCGCCGACTTCAAGGACTCGATGGCTGAGATAAGCCGGTCGCCGTCTACGCCCATTCGGGACGCGACTTTGCGAACGGAGGTCAAGCCCAGCGTCGCTGGGTAGGCGGGAGTCTGTCCTGCGGAGAGGACGCTCACCTCAAACAGATTCACTTCGCGCAGCGTGCGCGTGTCCTCGTCCCACGAGTCGCCGTTCTTCGGGATCGTGAAGCCGAAGGACATTCCCATCGCGCGAGCCTCGTGCGTCAGCTTGCTGATCACGCCTGCGGCATCTGGGTCGGCTGGATCAAGGCGAGCCTCAACCTTCAAGCCGCGCTCATCTTCGGTGAGTTCAAGTCGGCCGCTTGCGGTCGTTGCAAGTGCGCGGCTCTCGTCGTGTCCAAAGAGGAAGGAGACAATCTTCTTGCCGTCAGCAACGCGCGAGAGCGTGCGACGGAAGGCGCCTGGAGCGATGACCTCGGTGAACGGAAGTCCAGCCGACGGTGCGCCAAAGAGCGCGGCGTAGCCGGTGAAGGTCTTCTGACCGTCTTCGTCTTCTCGGACGGTGAAGTCGCCCATCGGAAGAGCGCGCGTCTCAAGTTCTTTCACGTCAAACCTCTCTTCAGTGTCTAGCGGCGCGAGGACGCCGTCTGCCCATTCTAGGACGCGATCTGCGCCGTTCTCTGCTGTGGGATCAACGCCCCAAAGATACGCGGCAACCGCGCCTGGTCCTGGGAAGTCTTCGTCGTCTGGATTGTTGTTGCGCGGTACGCCTTCCCAGTCGCCACGGTGTCGCAGAATCCACGCCCGCATCCTTGTCACCTTGTCATCCTCAACTTGTCCAGCGCGCAGCTGGCGTGCCTCTTCAACGGTCTGGTCGGTCAAGCCCTCGCCAGCAAAGCCGTTGCGTTCGTAGATCAGACCCTTCTCGGCTGCCTCCTGAATGTATTGCGGGACGTCAATCAGCACGCGCATCTCGTCGTCGTCCTCGCCGCCATCGTCAGGCTGCCACGCATTGCAGTAGTAGGCGCCGCTTACATAGTCATCCCACTTCTCGCAGTACGCCTTGTCGCCTTCAACC